TCTTCCGTTTCCCAGTCACGATCATTGGGCTGGGACGCGTCCAAGAGACGCTCGGATGAGTCCGCAATGTCATTAATTTGAATATCGACACCGCTAACACCTGAATCCACGGAAATGGGCGAAGAAATACCCAACGGGAGAGAGACCGCTTCCCCTTTTTGAGGAAACGGAAGACAGGAACTGAAATAATCATGGCGCTTACCACGAGGCGCCAACACACCGCCAACAGTGCCAGCATAGCCGAGATCCGTCCACGAATCAGGGCCGTCATCACGAGGAACAGGGAGAGAATCTTGCAAATTTTCGTCGCGGAACCACTCATTCCAAATAAGGTTATAAGCACGGAACGGAAGAGACTGGAAAGGCTGCATATTAGGAACACCAATCGGCAAACCAAAATGATCGGCAATAGAACCCTCCGTCATGCCAACACCTGAGATAGCAACAGTAGGAACCAAATAGTCCGTAGAATCACCGGGATTAGTCTGTTCACCCATAAATTTTTGAAAATTGTCCCAAACAAGGCGAGAAGGAACAAAAAAGAAATGCGTATCAAGATACATATTATCCATGATGGGATGCAGTGGCGTAGCCAAACGACCAAAGCCGGACATTTTCAAGTTAAACGTATCGCCGGGCAAAACTTCATCACACAAGATCGGTACCAACCTACCAAAGTCAAAACAAGTCTTGTGAGAGTGTGAACGCTTAAAGGAAGAGCGCTGAATCTCAGCACTGGGGACTTGACTAAAATTATGAGCCATCACCGATGGCATTTTCATACCTTGCATAAAATTCTCCAAAAAAAAAGGGGCCGCAGCCCCTAGATTAGTAGTGTAACACTTAAAGATCAATTGCCTTAACAACGCAGACAACGTCACACGGTTCAATAACTCCAGTAGAATCATCGAACTCGCCAACCTTAAAAAGCAAAAATTGTTCAGGGTACAAATGAACATTGCTGTTTTCATCATGGCGGGCAGTCGTAAACGTGCGAACGGCAACGGAATCATTGACAGCGGTGAAGGGGGCGCCGTAAGTATCGGACGCAATGTCTTTAACAGAATATAAACCTAATTTTTGCATTGTGAAGACTCCAAATTTCGAGGAAGTTTAGTTAAACGATTAAGAACCACTTGCTCACGAACGGCCAAGCGGTCCGGCGTATTATTATCAACATGTTCAAACGATGCAAGTTTGCGGTCATCTTTAATGGCTTCCATATCAACACCGAGAGACTCAGCCAACTTGTCATAGTATTTCGGCAACTTCATTTTTTTGCCATTAACAGTAATAAAGTCCGAGGGATAACAATCACCAACGTATTGTTTCAACCAACGAGAAGCTATACCTGGATTACGAGACATGGTTGTATATTCAGGTTCACGCTTGTTAAGGATTTCACCTGTATCGAAATCAATATCACTATAATGATGCCAAGCATGCTCGCCAGTCACCTTTTTCATGATATACCTAGCGACATAAGCAGCAGACTCAAAAGTACAATCACCAACGCTGCTAAAACCAAAAGGCCAAAGAGATTCAAGCTCAGCAGAGCGATACAACCGATGGCCGTTACGAATAGTAAACAGCTCACGATCAGAAAAGTCATGTCCAAATAGAATGGCGTGATAGTGGGGTCGACCATGGAGATCACCATACTCGCCACAATGGAAAAAACGAATACCATTGTAAAACTGCCAATCTTCAAATTGTTGTTTTTGCGTGTTTTTGTCATAGGGATTTTTTCCTACATATTTTTTTCTAAGACGCTTCATGAAACGCTGAAACTCTGAAAGATCAAGAGACGCGGGATTGTCCCGCTGATACAAAGACGAATCATTGAAAGTCAACGTAATGAAACAGTTGTTATCGTGCAATTGAGCCTCGTGAACGCAACGGATAGCCCACATACGAGACCGGTCAAGCCTACAGCCAACACACTGGCCACAACCAACATTGATCTCATTATCCGGTTCAAGAGCATCGCGACGATCAAAAACAAGAGGCCGACGACCAGACTTATTAACCTCTTTAGAGTACCAAGCCGTCAGCGGTTTAAAACAAGGCACTAAAGGCGAAAGCCACCACGCATGGGCCGCGTGGAACCATTCATCGGATTAACGCGTTTAGCAGTACGAGTAAACAACTTTTTAGAAGCTTTACGCTTCATCGGACGACGATTTCTCATGGTTAAGTTCTCCAAGGTAATAACAAAGATAAGAATGAACAATCTCACATCGAGATTTATACGTGGACAAACGAATGTTATCACGCATTAACTTATCACAATCAGGTGGCAGCGAATTCTCAATTTCAGACTCAAGATCAGTAAGCAACCAAATCAACCTTTCAACAGTATGTTTTTTCATAAGACCTCCTAAGTCAGTAAATCTATTATCTCAATCAAAAACGACTAAGTGAAATACCGTTTTGGAATATCCAATCGGAGGCTTATTACTACTTAACATTCGGGCTAGAGCCCTCATTTGACACCTGACGGTGTCAGTGGGAACAGTTACATCTAGTGTGTAACTGTTCCCACACCCTCAATCAGCCGCAGGCGCATCAGATTCAATATCCTTCTCCTTTGGTTTAATAGGCGCAGAGCGAGGCTCTGCAAGACCAAGTTTTACACACTCATCATGGTTGTCAGGATTCGTAACGAACTCGAAAAATTCACCCGGATCATTAGCAAAACGCTTCCGGATATGCGAGGGCAACGCGTCAAAATCATCTTGAGCACGCATAACCAAATTAAGCGACTCTTGGAACTCATTCACTTCCGTATAATCACCATAAAACGCTTTAGCACGCGCAACGTGCTGCAACACACCAGTACGATCGTACTGGCTGATGATCTTCTGGACACAGCAAGCATCTTTGTGATGCTGTTCAGTACGTCCATCATGATTACCTTCATCATCCAAAAACTGAACTTGAACACGGTCTCTATCGCCATACGGCTTACGAATTTCAATCATCTTTTAACACCTATTAAAGTTTTAATCCAAGAACTAACAACACTACCAGAAACGCCTAAATCCTTAACGATTTTCGCAAACTCAGCAGATTCATAGAACTCAGCCAAAATGCGACTCTGGACATTCTCATAACCAATGCCCTCAGTCTGGGCATCAGTCTTCTGAATAGTAGCAAACAGATTACGAGCCTCCCATTCAACCTTTTGCCTCTGGGAATCAGTAAGAGCACGCCAAGACTGATCATTAGCCAATTTAGATTTATTAACAGCAACACGCGAATCAATTTCTTCCGACTCATTTGAAGCGCGGAAGGCATCAATAGCAGTAGAAGCGCCAGCTAACGCCATCTGGCCTCCAACCTGATACGGATTTACCATAGTGGCAGATGCACCAATGGGCGTACTAGCACCTCCTTGAGAATACGCTAAAATCGGATTCAAACCCGATTCTTTCATATCTGCCATAGCGCGTTGATAAGCCGTATTAGACATCCGCTCTTGAAAAGCCATTTGCTCACGCGCAATTTCCAAATTTTTCTGATTGGTATCCTTTTGGCCTTTATAAGCCAACAATCCTTCACCAAGAGAAGCCGCTGTACTAAATGCGGCAACTGGATTAATAGCAACTAGCGCTGAATCCCAACTCATTATTGAAACCGCTTCAAAGGTGATTTAAGAAAAAAAGCAACAACATTAGAAATGATCAATCCAATGGTGTCCCAGTTATCAAGAATATATCCGAACAATTCCACAAGAACTCCTTACGCCTTCAGCGTGTTTCAAAAATACTCGACCTAAGCAGAGCTTAGCTCTGCGTTTTCTGAAATGCAAAAAAAAGCCCCCAAACGGGGGCAAGGGCTTCACACGCAGCAACTAAAAGTGATCAATAAGACCCGGAACGCCATACAACGGCATCGGACGTGCACACGTCAAATCAAAGTACGAATCAAAAATGATATGAGGCTCACTAGGAACAGCGATACAACGATCAATCGGCGGGTTTTCTTGGATAAACGTATCACCCAAAACTGGCAACGAAGCAAAATCTTGTGATAAGTGCCAAGTGTCCAAACTCGAAGCCGCGTTGGAGCGAAACCGCGAAGTGACCAAAGAATTTTTAAAACGGTACTCTGCAAAGCGCTCTTGATAGCCGAAAACGTTAAGGTCAGCGCTTGAACCCTGCGCAAAAATCTCATTGTTAAAAACAGCTTGCTCACCAAGATGGGCAAGCGAGGGCCAATAATAATCAAACCGATCTGAACGCGACCACATACGATCAACACCCTGTTGATACGTCAAATCAGCGCGAGCGGACACAAGCCCAATAATATAACCATGCTCCACAAACGACTTGGAAAAACCGTTACCAGTGAAACCAACAGTACCAACGCCAGCAAGACCACCTTGCGGCGAAGTCGCATCAGTAGACGAAGTTTGAGCGACAGGAGTGACGCGCAACGGAGTAGAACCGCCGCCTAAATACTCAGGGCGCTGAATACGCGCATCTGGCGAAGTAACACCAAAATGCGAGCGCAAAATCTCAGCATAACGGGTACCACCACGAGCATCTTTTTCTAACAAGCGTTGAATCTGGAAAGCCTCGCGCAACTGGTTAATCGTTGCAGCCGTCGCGTTCGTTAAATCAGCAAACAAAATACTACCGGTACCGACCGCACCAAGTTTCAAATTGGGCTGGGACGCGTCCAAGAGACGCTCGGATGAGTCCGCAATGTCATTAATTTGAATATCGACACCGCTAACACCTGAATCCACGGAAATGGGCGAAGAAATACCGAACCTGATCGTGACTGGGAAAC